ACAAAATTGGTGGTTCCGCAGACGCATGGCTCTTGTAGCCCTCAGCAGGTCTGGTGCCCTCTTCGGGTCTGGTGCCTGCTGAGTAGTTGTCAACAGCACCTCCTCACTAGCCTAGTGATCTCAAATGTCTTTGCCGCTATACCGAAGGACAAGGACAGTCTGAGTCCGAGGACATGTTAGGAGTTGGCTCAAAGAGCTATTGACGGCACTGTTATCGTCTTTGCTGGCCTGTACCTCCCTTCCCTTTTCTTAAATACTAAGGAGTAGAATTCAATGTTCACAACGGCAACCTGAAGAGGACCCTCGAATGCATGTAATCGATCATCTCCGTTTTCCTAACCCGCGTCTTATGGGCTCTACCTAGACCTATCTCAACATCTGCAGATTCAGCAATAAGTGCAATACGCTCATGACTTCTGTCGAAGAACACATGGGTTTCGAGTGCACACATCTGAGCTATCTCCACCGACCAAGTATCATACTCTACACGTGATGTCAGCTCTGAGAACTCTGAGTAGAAGGATGAGAGGGCTCCCTCGAAGTCCAGGAAAGAAGACCGTCCACCTGTCAGCTCGTTCCATAGCTGTTCTTCGGGGACAGTATAGTCCTTCGAGAAGAAGGAAAAGACTCTAGGTCTCTCGACCACTGGGTATTTCCCTCTTAGCTCGACAATCATCTGTGATATATTAGAGTAGCGAACTCTATCCCTAGGAGACCACCACATTATAACTAGAATTCCCACTGTGTCCCCTACAAGTCTCATGTCAATTACATCACAGAATTTGATCGCTACCTCAAGGTAAGAGATGAGCTCATGAGTCTTGAGGAACACCTTAGTGATGATGGAGAAGCGGCCGGTATTCTCTCCAAGTAGTGTTCGGATCTCAGGAATTGATAGCCGAGGCTGGACATCAATGATAAGTATGGACTCAGAGGGTAAAGATGATAGAAATAGGTGTCGGACTATATTGTCTTTGAAGTCACCTGATGAAGAGAAGACTAGAGAGCTATAAGAGAACCGCCGGTATTTATGACACGATGTAATCAGGCCAGGGATCGAATCTGGTGTCAGGGTGTCTTGCTCCAGATTACTTCTAAGGTCAAGCCCTACTACTTTCTTGACACCACTGAGGAGGCAGATGTATGATGCTCCCCCCAGACCAACCCCGACCATTCCAACTACTCGTTTGCGCACCCAGTCAGCGATTAACTGCCAATCGTAGATAGAAGGAGTAGTGCCACCAAGGATTCTTCCGGAGTTCCACACGCAGTGACGCAAGAGGTCTGGGGAGTCGTCGTACATACCAAGACGAGGCATATCCTGCGCGGAGATGACGGTCATGACGCCTGTCAAAGTGTAATATACAGGCGGAGGTATCTCCTTGACCTCTCTAGCACTTGGCAGCAGACGAGCAGATCTTAATGCCTCCCTATGGTCGGACTGAAGCAGCCTCAACATAGACCCTGACATTATTTGTAATAGAAACTCACGTGATTCTCCAGTAACGACCCTACCGTGGATCAGCCGCTTAAAGAAGTCGTAACATAGACCCATCTTCATTGTCTCCCCTTTGCTATCATTGAACCCAGGGAAGTGACGGGATATTAGAGATTGCCTCCATGCCTGCAGACTATCGCCGTCCGAAATGGATGAGATCATGACAAGTCCGAGCAACGCCATCACATAACGAGAACTACACCCGCCTGCTTCCGAAGCAAAGATAGTGGTACACGTCCTCAAAAGTTGCCGGGTCCTCAGCATGTTGTCTGCTATTGCCCTGACTTTCATAGCTAGCTTAAAACTCGATCGAGCCATTCTTGGCATATAATGATACTCCTGTCCTATTTGGAGTTCTATCACCAAGGGATCCTTAGCTAGGATTGGGTGGTGAAGATATTGCATAAGAGGAAGGGACATCGCATGAGACGCATTATATAAGTAACTCGGAAAAGGTGTCTTATCCTCTTCTCGTGCAAAAGAAGTAATATAGCACCTGCTAGACTCGAGCAATGCAGCTTCTGCCACAGATCTGAGAACAGCTGTGAGGCCCAGGCAGTTGAGCTCTGCAAGATCAATGGACCACTTTACTGTAGTGCTATTCTGATTATCGGTGATAAAGTCTAGTAGTCCTCCTCCGCTTATACCATTTAGGATACTGGCCCGTATTGCGGCAGAACACAAATTAACTACACCCTCATTGATCTCCTCGACTTCAGGAATAAGCTTCTTGTGGGGGATTGGACCCTTCAATAGGATTATCGATGCATTCTTGTCATACATCAAGGAGTTATGGACGAAGTCCGGAACTGGAATATCATAAGCGTATCCTTCGATAGTTACACCTGGATCGTTAAGCGGGAGGAGATCGTCACAGGGTAGGCAGATTGTAACCTCCATGAAGCTCCAATCTGGATGATCAAACCATGTCGACATGGAGGCAATGCCCATAGCCATCAAGAAATGCTCCTGAAACATGATTGGATAATCATCTGAGGAGCCTGAAATTACCCCACAATGATCAGAGTCTAAGACACAATGTGTGGCAAAATTGCCGAGTCCTGTAGTAAATGCTCCCTGCTCCTCCCTTTTTGAGTGGTGTCGGTGCTCTATAGTTCCTCCGATTTGTCTCCCCAGTCTCTTGGACTCGACAATGTCGATAGGAGAACGAGACAAGGCTACTCGATTGATCAGGTCCCTCAGCTCAGGGCTGGTCCCTGTGAGGGTGGCCAGTCTACTTAGTTTCTTAACCTGTGCGACAGGACCAGAGTCCCCTATGATCTTAAACCCGTAATCTGATCTTTTCTCCCTTGTCCTGGATCCTCGATAAGGGACATGAGGTCCTCGTGAGAGCGAGGGGTCACCTGAGTAGTACACCCGGCATTTGACACCTTGAGTTCTAGTTGGGACAGGAGAGATCTCGACTGTGAAGGCACCCGGGACATAAGAAGACACACCATAGATCGGGACCCCATTGGTACTCCATGCGTTGCGGAGGTCGTTGACAAAGGGAACAATATGACCTTCCATCAAAGGAACACGCCGGGTCTTGGCAGGAACTGACAGCAGCCTCATCATTGTCTCGACGAATTCTCTGCCGCTGACATTATGTATCGATGATGAGACGTCGTAGCCCTGGGTCCTAGATGCCTGCTGGATAGTGCGTGTCTCTATAAACATCTTACAGATAGTATCCACCGTTTTACAGCATGAGCTATCATAGATGTCCCTTGCCAACACAGGATTGAAGGGTCGAATGGAAGTTAGCTCTTCTATCAACTTGTCCTTATAATCTTCCATCACAGTCGACAGGAGCTCGACTATATCCTGATTTTCTGTGTTGCTTCTAAGATACGTGAGGACCGTATCTTCCGTCAGTGAGGCCACTGTTTTGAACCGAGCGATTGGAATTGAATACGGGTCCTGTAGAAGGGTATCTAAGCTGGGGTCTTTTGAATTCCAAGCACGAGTCTGCAATACTCTCAAGAAAGAAGAGACGGAAGGAGAGAAAGATGATGCTCGAGACATATCAGCTATTGCTTTAGATAATGGATCTGCACCCCCTTTATAAATGAAATCGACTGGTAAAAGGACAGGGAGGCCTCCCACACTGTTGGGTACCCAGAGAACTCGACTTAGTTCAAGAGGAGTGGTATTCAGCAGCCTCATTTTGTCAACGCCTGATACTGTATCAAACTCGACCCTATCCAGCTGAAGAATTGATATAAGCTCTTGGATAAAGAGATAGCAAGAGATCTCATATGATACCCATGGACGACGATTACGCTCGGCAGCGGCGACCCCCGCTGCCCAGATAGCTCCTAACGATGTCGTGATAGAAGGAAGTTCTCCACTGACGTATGGGAATATCCTCGAATGAGATTTGACTGACAAGAAGTACTCGCTACCCGAAATCCATACATCCTTTGAGTATGTGATAACTGTGCGGGATTCTAGACATTCCTCTCCTTTTAGCTCTTGTCCTACATCCGAACAGCATGTCTCTAGTATTTTATAGGCTCGAGAACGTAATCTGCAAATTTGATCAAACAAGCTCACGTTTAGATCTCTTAAGTGGGTATTACGGAAGATTTGATTGTCGCCCTGTCCAAAGTGGATCCTAGACCCGCCGATGAGGTGAAGAGCTGTTTCGATCATTGCATAGGTTAAGATTGTCCAGTGCTTCTGGCATATCCCTTCGAAGCCCCCCTTGTGGCCGTACCAAACAAGAGACGATGGAGGTGGATGTGTTGTCTCTATTCCATCTGGTCTCAAGCGCGGTGTTCTCACAACGATTACAGAGGTCTCAAAGAAGTGATGAACTGTAGTGTACACCCTGCGCATACCAAATAGCATGTTTAGATCTCTCCCTACTGCATTCGCCACAACCTCTCTCCACCTAAGATTCCATCTACTAAGGTCACACTCGTACATGAGAGATATTAGCTGATCATTACTCATGACCTTGGTCAGCTTATGAAACATGTTTTGAATCCAGATTTTGTCCTTTGTCATGGTCTCTCTGTCCAGGTAAGGGAAGATTGTATCAGCGAGATTGCTCTCAGAGATTGTGAAGAACATTCTCATCTCAAACACCAGCATTGCAAACATTCGTGCTGCAAGCTTAAACTCACGCTCTTTGGGAAATAAGCTCACAACCTTCCAACAGTCAGGGATCAGATCGTCTTCTACCAATTGGACCACACTCTTTCCAGAGACTTGTTGTCTGCTGAGCAACTCTAGGAGGAGCCTCTTAGACGACTTCGACTCTTTCGACGCATCCCAGTAACAGTCCATCTCATCACGATAATAGGAGATGGCCTTGTCGTCCATCAGGTCCAGGTAGTTGTCATGGTAGTTAAAATCAAAGTTCTTCTCGAAGACAACCCCATTCCAGTCATCCAGGTCTATATCATCGGGTGTAAGTCCTAGATAGTCCATCATGTAGTGCCTATGGAGCCGTGTGTTCTTAGCCTTATCTGAGAAGAACATAGCCGGCCACATTCTCTCTTTCCGGATGTACCCGCAAAGAAACATTGACCTCCAGGTATTACGGAGTCGTTCGACTTTCTCAGGTTCAATCTTAATATCCTCCAATGCTTCTTTGGCAGCACTCTGTCCCCCCCTCTCAGCATAAATGAAGGGATGCCCAATTGCCTTCTGAACACCAAAGAGCTCCACCACTTCCTCAATTGTGCTTTCTAGCATCAGTGCGGTATAGTCAGTCAACTGTTCGTCTAAGAAAGAAATGGAGGCTGCAGACGTCAAGCCTAGCTTGTTGAACTTCTTCTTGATCTTAGCCAACATCTTCTCATAAGGGCCCCCTGCTGCTAGCTCAGGGTCTGTCGCTGAAGACATGTATGCTTTTGATAGAGCTTCAGTCTGTTTTGCAAACTCATAGCCCTCGTTTCCGAGAGTCTTTATCCAGGCAGCTTGCCACTTCCATTGTTGTTCTAGGCGAGTCTCCATAGTGCTAGGAAGGTCCAATGAGCGGGAGGCTAAGCATGATCTATACCTTACCCGTAGGATATCGAGAGAAGATAGAAACATGTCGTAACTCCCAACCTTGCAGCATCGAGTCTTCTGGTCAAAAAAGACTACATACTTATCTGATAGGATGATATGGGATGATATAGCGGTCCGGAGAAGACTGACCTGTATTTCCCGGGATCCTCTTCCTCTCTGGAGCAGGAGGGCTGCTTGGGCTTTGAGAAGGGAACGAGACCGCCTATAGTAGGAGGAGGCACGAGGTGAAATTGAGAGTGAAGGACTCCAGGATATGCCCAAGGTCTTATAGTACTCGACCAAGGACGTACAGTGAATTCTCCATATATCTGTCTCTGACCCGGTATGACAAGGGAGTTCCTCACAAGTCTCTGCCACAAGGATTTGATCGTATGGCTGCATGATTGAGATGTGATGTGCTTCACAATCATTCGAGCAAGGGGAAACACACGCATGAAGATCTATGTCGGATGATCCGATCACTTTCTCCACCATTCTTTTCAGATGTTTCTGCGATGATGTTAATGAGGAGGAGTATGCCACAGAGAAGATATCTTCTTCCAGCCCATCAGCGATGAGAGGATTATCTAAGTGCTGAGCGACAAAGAAGCGTCGCCCTGACTGTCCTTGGCTAAGATCAAACGAGAAGAAGCTATCCATTTCAAAGACTCAGATAATGCAGAGCTGTGAGATGAGTGGTTTTTGATTAGTCTTATAATTGACTCGAGGTGCTTTCCTCAAGCTCTTCTAACAGGGGTATCTGAGATGGCGTAGTCTCCTCGGTATAGTCGATTAGCGATGCAAGACGAATGGAGAGATCACCGAATTCTTCGACAATGCCTGGGATTGAGGACGAATTCTCGAGAGGTGCTTGAAGGACAAAGGTCTCATAGGGGCCGTTTTCACGAGGTCTTAGAAGACCTGACACAAGACGATTGTAAAGGCGGTGGAAGGTCGCGTTCATACGACTCATCTTGGACCTAAAGTGTCTCAGAGTTCTGCGACTCACCACGCTTTCGGCCCAGAGTAATATGTCTTTGTTGTTCTGGGCTCTAAAAGACCTCAACATTGAGGACCTCTCGTGAGGGCTTCGGGGCACAATGGTTAAAGTACCTCTATGGAAATTTCCCGCTGGATCTTCATACCATAGGTCAGGATATCCTGGGTGAGTTTCTGCCTGAATTGTCTCTACTGAGTTGGGCAGAGCTGCTAGACCAGGAACTGTAAGGTGAGGTGGACACAACCGAGCTACTATACCCGGAATGTCATCCAAAGCTACATCCATAGCCCTGAAATAAGGACTCTAGACTTCGTTTTTTTCTCATTTCGGGTTAATAAGATAGTTAGCAACATCACGATACAACATGTCATGGCGGAATACATAGTACAACTAAATCTTACAAGGAAAATCCCTTGTCAACGGAGCCTGCCTTTTCTCTCTGTCGACCTCATATAGGCCCTTCTTCTTTCATATGTGATGTCCAGGACGTCCCCACTCCCCCTAGTCAGACCCACTATCCTCAGTGGTATTGTCGGAAGGATCGGGACCAGAAATCGACATCGAAGAGAGAGAGAGACCGTCGCTAGAGCCAAGATCACTTGATGAGCGACGAACCTCAGCTACAAGGTCCGAAATTGGGAGAAATGTAACGGGTCGTGAGGCTCTCCGGCTAGGTTCGGTGGGCTTCCACTTGAGAGTTGTTTTGGCTAAGGTATGACGAGTACAAGCATCTATCAGAGCATTGGCCGACTCTTGATATGCGATCAGGGCTACTAGAGGATGATGATTGTCTAAAAAAGGTTCCTCGTCAATAGATGCCCTTAAAGTCTTACTGTCTCCTAGGAGCCACAGTAATGTCTCCGCCAGCCTTGTAGTCCTTCCTCTCCCTATTTGAATGCGTCCTGCAAGCTCACCCATCTCGGCTTCGTACTGAGCTAGTAGCCCTTCCAGCTCTGTGTTCCTTCTGGCTATCTTCTGGCAAGTTCCAATCAGCTCAGTATAGGTAATAGACATAGCTTTAGGGAGCAATTGTCAGTTTATCTCGTGGCTTCTAGGAGATGGTATTGCCTTATTCGTTTTTATAAGATTCACTACTCAAGCAGTTGATAGTACACGACGGGGAAGCAGGATAGCGTACTCTTACACATAGAAAAGGTCAAAAGATTCAAGCATCATAGGAGAGGAGCAGTAGTGGCTTAATAATTGACTTGGCTACAAAATATTGGCCTTCTTCTTACCCTTTTGTGTCCTCACAACAACCGCACGGGACGAGCTCTCTTGAACAATGTCTGCTGTCGAGCTAGCATCATCGTCGAGAGGACTGAGGCCTAAACTGAGAGAATGCATCTCAGAATTGAGTGAGGCTAGGGGTACATAGTTCATAGCATTTAACTGGGCATCAACTTCATCTGAAACTCCCGCCATAGTGGAGACTAGATCTGAGATTTGTTCTGCCATATCGTATATGACAGCCTCGTAGAAGGAGGAGACAGATGATAAGGCGTTTGTCAGTTGCTCAACTGAGGTGTCCGCCGATGAGGTCTCAGGAGAAAGCATCAAATACTGGTCATCCCCTTTTGAGAACCAGGCTAAAGTACCAATGTCCTCAAATATTTCCTTAGCCTTAATCGTGTGCTCACTGACCGCCTTCCGCACAGTCTGCTTCTCCTCCTCAAGATCTTTGAGGGCCTCTACAAAGAGTTTCCCTCGAGAAGTGAAGGAGGATATCAATGCTTGATGGCTTGCAGCTTTATGCTTGTAGCTGTTAGTGTGAGGCATAATAGAAGACAGAGGTGAGATTGCAACTTTCGTTTTTTTCTCATAGCTTATATACGACTGAAACATCTCCTGATCGGAGATAACACAACACATTCTCCCCTATCTTACAAGCGTTCATATGTCACCAGCAGCTAAGAGCCTCGCTTATCATACACCAGGGTACAAAGAGATTATGATCACCACAGGACACCTCTGCTATTACGAGGTTTGCCTTATCAGAAATTGAGTACTACCTGCTCTTCTTCCTCAGCTACGGTCTCTTCCTCCTCTTCTTCTTCTTGATCCTCAGCATAAATCTCATCTCTGAGTCTGAGGAAGTCAGTATACACAGTGTCGAATCTATCTTCAACTGTGTACTGAGAGAGAGAAGGATGATCAGGCAGCAACGCATTGTAGGCAACCCACAGTAGGGGAGACATGGTATCTCTTTTCCCTATATCTAGCTTATCGCCGTGGAGGACCTTAGTATATGGCATTAGCTCCTTGTCAATCATAGCTACCCCAGCACTGTTCTTTCTGATAATCCCTCTGTCGTCTCTCAGGGGAGGACACATTTGAATCATCTGCGAGACTGCAGAGTTGAATGCTGATACCGAGGAAGTCAAGGACGGTATACGGGTAGCCCATGGATACTTTGTGAGGAACTCTGATATTAAAGCAATATGGGAGTGGTCACTCCATTTCATGAGCCTAACCGTCAAGAACACTGCTTCGTCTGTGGCCGGAGCGCTGAGGGAAGCGATCCTACAAACATAGGAGAAAATCACCAGGCGAGAACTCGGCAGCCGAACCCAGCTGTTATTGATCATCTGGAACGCATGGGCAGTCGGAGCCAACCTGGTCGCAATACTAGGGACGTCAGTGCTCGTCCATCGATACTTTAGAAGGGCCGCTTCTGGTCGTGCTACCTTGAGCGCTCTCTCACCTTGGCGACCAGCGTCCTTGGACACAGCGAAGAGGACAATCCCCAGATAGGCGTACATCTCGAGAATATCATGTTGTCTCTCAATAAGATGAGGAATATAGGTGTATCCTCTTGGGAATATGTCTCCAGGGACAGCATTCATGAGATTTACCCTATTAGCCTCGGCTACAGTATATTGCATCGGGTCCTCACCCTGGCACCATTCGTACCACGCAGTGAGCTCATCCATCTCTTCTTGTCCTAATTCCTGAATGTACACCTCTGATCGGTCAACAGAATCGATAAGATGACGATAGAGCAAGGCCATCAGACTAAGCAACCATGAACTCCACCGCTTGGGGTTTGTATCATTCGTATTTGTCGCTGCTACATTCATGTACCTAAAGAAAGCCCACTTCTGATCAAGGGTCGCTTTCTCAGGGAGAACATATGCAACTGTCGCGTCCCTTATGCTAGCTGCAGAGGGGGCTGCTCTACCGGTGGCAGGAGGAGCATCTGCAAGGATCTTCATGACCCTCTCGCTCGCTCCGGCTTGATCAGCAGAGCGCTTATTGATTTGTTCTCTTGCCAGCTGGGCGGTAGAGAGAGGGCGCATTGCACGTCTAGATCTTGTGGGTTGACTCATAGTAAGCAAATTTCGTTTTTTTCTCATAAGTTATACAGCATATGAAACAAGATGGCGGCTTTTCAACAAATGTTATATAAGTACAAAATCATAGCTCACAAGGAGCGAGGAGGAAGACAGGGAGAACGACCAAGCATAGAAGGCATGTGACTACGAGAGATAGGACTTGTCAGGTCTCAGATAAGAAGCAAGCTCAATAGATGTCAGATATCAAGGAACCCTTCTTCTTAGGTCCTTCAGTCTTGAGTCCTCGCTGAGAGGTACTAGAGGCTCCGCGAAGCTTGATCTCCCTGTGAGCTCGCCCCGTGGAGGGGAAAGTCACGGCTTCTTTCTCCTTCTGAGGTGCTTTATTCCTCATTGCCCTCGCAGCCGCCTTTTCCTCAACTCGTTTCTTGATTGTCTCGGCAGGGGAAAGCGCATGAGCGGTGCGAGCCCAAGCAGACTCATCAGGGGTTTCCTCGACTAGGTCGATCAATTGGTCGGGAATATCTGGACCATGCATCGGAGGAGTACTAGACCTAGACGAAGACTCATCCGCTGCCTTCCTCACTGCACTCAAGAACTTGTTGCATTCGGATGCGACAATTGACTCCAAGCTATTCTTAACATAAGCTGCCAATGCCTGAACTTCATCCAAGGTCGTTGTGTTAAACTCAGTCTGAGAGCGTTGTAGATCCTCAATGTCGGCCTTGAGCTCAGCATATTGAGAAGCTGTGACATTAGATAAGGTATTGAACCTGGAGGTCAGGTTACGGATCGAAACGTCGTTTGCCCTGTTGGTAGTGTCGATCACAGCTAGCTTGGACTCAATATCCCGTAAGGTGGTATGGTCTCCGGCAGAATGAATTGATTCAGCCCTCTTCTTCCCTTTCTCCTTAGGCGGGAATTTGACCGAAGGAGACTCGGGCTCTTTCTCGTTTCCCGGGAGTTGGGCAGCCTCGATCACCTGATCAGCACTTATTTCCCCGAGAAATGAAGTTATTTCACCAGCCATTGATTATGATTAAGGATACAAGTGAGAGGAAAGATCTTATTGTCTCACAGGTAATGCATAGGTCTACCCGACAGCAGAAAACATAT